CTTCGGTGGTGAGGACAACCTTACAGCCAAGTATGAATTAGTGGATGGCAGGAAAGTGGTAAGCGTGTTCCTTCGTGGGATAAAAATCCATACTTTGGAAAACGTGGACAGCGATTTTCGCAAGGAGATGGCTTTTGCCAACAACCCTGCGAAAAAGATCGAAAATCTTGACAACGACATTTTGCGCACGCAAGTGTTGTTCTACTTTAACGACAAAACCTCCAGCAATTACACTTTTGTTGGACAGGGTACTGTGGTTAGAGTGAAAGACGCCGTAGGTAAGGAAAGGCTTTATGTAGTTACTGCCACCCACGTCTATGTGTGTGCTTCCCATTTCTCCGCTGCTAATTCCCACGGAAGTGCTGGACAGAGGTTTGTGGAAATCCCAGAGGCAAAAGTTAAGACGCCGTACGCCGAGATTGATGACCTCGACTTCTGTTGCTTTGAAATAGATCAAAGCAAGATGTCTCGTGCCAGTTGCCCCACCTATCCTTCGTTGGTTCCCGCAATTGCTTGCTCTAACACAGTAAGTAGCTGGGTCATTGACAACGACGTTTTGGAGGCAGTGGGTTACGGACAGCCGGATGGAGAAGGACTCGGATTTTACCGTTCTACTGGTAAGGCTACCCAGAGGCCAACGGATAACCCTTATGTTTATGGGCATATTTTGTCTACTAAGCATGGATGGAGCGGGTGTGGCCTTTTTCGTCGTGCGACAAATCATAAGTTGCACTTGGCGGGAATTCATACTGGGAAAGTCAAAAGCGAAAATGCGTTCATCCTCATGGAAGAGATGCATGAGTTGCTTTGCCATGACGATTTCCTTTCTGAGTTCGACAAGGAAACTCCGACTCGCCACAACCGTCTTTACGACGGAGGTGGTCGTCAGGGTGCCGACGCGAAGGATAGTCGTAAACAGAAGGCTATGTATAAGGCTGGCACCGGAAGTTATTCTGGATTCGTCGACAAGCAGTCTGCCCTTTCGGGAGTTCCGCTCAGACTGAGCGCTGACGAAAGGAGGGGGATCGAGGAGGTCACTGAGGTCAAGGAACAGGAAGGCAGAAAGAACAGGCCCCCTATTGATCTCAAGAAGCTTTTCACAGACGCCTTCGCTGATCAGCCAAACCCGGCTTTTCAGAGCCCCGCCGAAAAACCGCCGACGGGGCAGAAGGCGGTGGAAAAGAAGCCCAATACTTCGACGCTAGAGCGAGCTATCACTTTTTCGCAGAACCGCTTAAAATCGGAGAACTGCCAGAAAAGTACGCCATCGAGGGAGCAGGCCCAGGGTCAGAAATCATTCAAGTCCTTGGCGTCTGTTCCAGAAAACTCGACGGAGCCGGAAAGCCGCCAAAAGGAGATCAGCAAGTCCGCGACATCTTCCAATGGTGCTTCCCAGAAGTCGAAGAAGGTTATTTCTACCCAGAATGCTCCCAACAAGCAGTCCTCGCAAGCATCGACGAGTACCACTCAAGCAAATACGCAGGAGTCAGGTTTCCAGAAGGTTGTGGGGAAGCAGCGAGGAAAGCTTTTACGGGATACTACCGGAAAGCTGGATTCTCTTGGAGATTTCCCTTCAATAAAGGAATGGGCCGCGTCGGCGTCAAACAGTACTTTGAGGGAGCTTGGGATGATGTTATCAAAAGCGTCAACCAAAAGTCCACTCCAGGATACCCCTACAGACTCCTCTTCCCAGACAACGAGCGAATGTTCGGAGCAGCGGAAGGAGACGTCAAAGACCAAGTCTGGGAACGACTCGAAAAGATCCTCTTCGCCCGAGCCGAAGACCGAATTTTCGTGTCCTGTGCTAAATCAAGGGTACAGTGGATCGAGGGCTCGTTAAGAGACCCGGTCCGCCTGTTTGCGAAAAAGCAGGCACAAAAGAGGAGTAAGAAACTCCCAAGACTGATAGCAAGCGTTTCGGTTGTCGACCAGATAGTGACCAGGTTTTTCTTTATGGGTTACGCTAATGCCGAGAGCGACTTCTATCCGAACTTGCCCACTAAGAAGGGCATTGGATTTAACAGGGAACACGCGCGGAAGATTGGAGAAAGCGTTCAGTCTACTTCCGAAATTTTCGACGAAAACCCCATAGCATCCGATGTTAGTGGCTGGGAGAAAAATTTCTCCCAGGATCTGGCAGATTTGCACGCCGAACACATGTACGAGACGTG